AAATGTATTTGTAGCTAAGACCTACAAACTAACAAAGGAAGCAGCACCTTTATCTTTTATGCTGCCAATCAGACACACAAAGAGATTTCCATTAATGTGGTTTGATGAGGAAAAAGGAATCAACAGAGAACTTAGATATTCTGCTAATCAAAAAAGTATTTACAGAGATGAACAAGATGAAAATGTTTTATTATCACCTGTAATCTTTGAAGATGGTTTTTTATATGTAGATAAAACAAATCAGATTTTACAAAAGTTCTTACACTATCATCCTTTAAATGGTAAAATATTTATTGAAATAAACAAAGCTGAAGAAGCTAAGGATGAAGTTCAAGATATAATGCTAGAAGCAGATGCTTTAGTAGAAGCTAAATCTTTAAAGCTTGACCAACTTGAAACTGTATGTAGAGTTTTATTTGGTAACAATGTATCTAATATGTCTACTGCAGAACTAAAAAGAGATGTTTTAGTTTATGCAAAAAATAATCCTCAAGAATTTTTAGAAGTAATATCAGACCCTGATTTACAAATACAAGGTAAGGTTGCTAGATTCTTTGAAGAAGGATTACTTACATATAGAAAGAGTAATAAAGAAGTTTGGTACAATACCAAAACCAATAAAACAAAAATGCTTAATGTTCCTTTTGGTTCAGACGGTAATGATTTAGTGGTATCATATTTAAGAAGTGATGAAGGTATTGAGGTGCTAAAACACTTAGAATCTTTATTAGATTAATTTGTATCTTTGTGCTAGTGCTTACACCACGAAGGTGTAGGTTTTTTTACTAACCTTAAATTTTTTTTATTATGTTAAAGTACATACAAATTACTACTGCTGATGGTGTAGAATTATTAGCAGCAGATGGGATTCTATACGCAGAATCAGGAAGTTCAACTGCAGCAAAAATATACCTCAAAGGAGTTGAGGCTCACATTGCAGTTGTAGGAACTGACCTCACAAGTGGATTCGTAGAAAATGTAAACAAGGCTTTACAAGTTGCAGGTGAAACTAATTGGATGAAAACAACTTCAATAGTTGACCTAGCAGGTATGACAGTTACTTCATTAACTATGACTACAGGACTATAATTCAGTCTAACTAGCCTACTTTTAAGAGACCTCTTCAAAAATGAAGGGGTCTTTTTTTTTCATTATCTTTGTAGAAAAGAAAACAGATGATTAATTCAGTTAGACAGACGGTAATGTCAACTCTGAATAAAAATAATTACGGTTACATTTCTCCATCTGATTTTAACTTATTTGCTAAACAAGCACAGTTAGACATCTTTGAGAATTATTTTTATCAGTACAATTACCAACTAAATAAAGAAAATGCGAGAGCATCAGGTACAGGGTATGCCGATATTACAAAAGGCATTGAGGAGGTTATTGATACGTTTTCTGTAACAAAGCCTTTAGCTAAGTCTGGAGGTGTTGGTAATCCTATGTATTTCTTACCGTCACAGATTACAACTAATGATGATTACTACTTAATAAACAAAAACTTAGTATACAACAAGAAATTAGCTGAAGGGGTTACAACAGGTTTTGCAATCACTAATAATGTATTGGAAGATAATACTGCAGATTTTATTGCTGCAGGTATTCAAAAAGGTGATGCAGTTGGTGTTGAGATTAATAATATAACTTATTTATTTAGAGTTGTGGGAGCAATAACTGCAACTACTATGGTAGTCAATACCAATTTATTTACTTCTGCAGGTAATATATATTATATATACAAAAAAGATACATTCAAGGAAGCAGAGAAAGTAACTCATAGTAAAATTACTATGTTAAACAATTCTATACTTACTGCACCTAACTTAATGTTTCCTGCTTATACACAAGAAGCATTAGAAGTTGAAATGTATCCTGAATCAATTGATGGATATGGTCAAGTAGTATCTCAATATATAAGATTCCCATTTGTACCTAAATGGACATTCGTTACACTTACAAATGGAGAGCCATCATTTGACCCATCTCAACCTGATTATCAGGACTTTGAATTACCTAATGATGACGAAGTAAACTTAATTAATAAGATACTTCAATATGCAGGAATGTCCATAAGAGAAATTGAAGCAGTTCAGTTTGCTGCTGCAGAGGACCAACAAAATAACCAAGAAGAGAAATAATTATGGCATATATAACACAATATCAATATTATGAAAATGGTGGTAACGCACCTAACAATGCCAATTGGGGTTCTTATCAATATGTCTCTTTAGAAGATATAGTAAATAACTTTATGCTTATGTACTATGGTAATCATAGTTTAATTAACAATGAGCCAAGATATAAGATTTTATTTCACGCTAAAAGAGCAATACAAGAACTTAACTATGATGCATTTAAAGAAACTAAAATTTTAGAACTCACGGTATGTGATACACTAAGATATGTATTACCTGACGATTATGTAAATTGGATTAGAGTGTCTATGTATAAAGATGGATTGCTTAGACCACTTACAGAAAATATTCAAACTAATTGGTCATCAGCTTATTTGCAAGATAATGAGTGTAGAATATTATTTGATATTGATGGTAATGCTTTAAGACCACAGGATTCTACAATTGATTACGAAAGAATTAGAGGTGGAAAACAATCTATCTATTTGAATCAAAACTCAGAGATGTATGGTAGAGCAGGTTACTGTTGTGATGGTGAATGGTATTTTGAGTACGGCATTGGAGCAAGGTATGGACTAAATACTGAAACTGCAAATGCAAATCCCACTTTTAAAATTGACCCCAAAGGTGGTGTAATTAATTTTAGTTCAGGAGTAGCAAACGAACTAATCATCTTAGAGTATGTATCTGATGGTATGGAAAACGGTGATGATAGTTTAGTTACAGTAAACAAACTGTTTGAAGAATATATATATGCTGCGATTGAATATGCAATTCTTAATTCAAAATTAAGAGTTCAAGAGTATGTGGTTGCAAGAGCAAGAAAGCGTAAACAAGCACTACTTAGAAATGCAAAAATTAGAATTAGTAATATACACCCCGGAAGACTATTAATGAATCTTAGGGGAAGAGATAAGTGGTTGAAATAATATGGCAAATTTAACAAGGAACTTTACGGCAGGAAAAATGAACAAGATGGTTGATGAACGTCTTGTTCCTAACGGTCAATATATTGATGCGTTAAATGTTCGTATGGGTTCTACTGAACAAGCAGAGATTGGAGTTATAGAAAACTCTTTAGGTAATACTCAGCTTACAAACCTAGAGTTTGATGGAACACCACTATCAGCTTCTGCTAGATGTATAGGTGCATACGAAGATGGTGCAAGAGAAACTCTCTATTGGTTTATTCACGATAAAAGTTATACATCAAGTCCTACAGGAAAACTTGATATGGTTGTTTCATACAACACTAATACAACCATAGTAACCTATCATTTGATTAGTGTTAATGATGGGAATGGTGTAAATACCACCTTGAATTTCAATGAAGAGTTTTTATTTACAGGTGTAAATATGGTTGAAGATATGTTGTTTTTTACAGACAACTACAATCAACCAAGAAAAATAAATATTAAAAGAAACTATGATGAGCCAAGTGGTGCTCCATTAGTTGATGGGTTTATTGATGAAGATATACTTGTTATTAAAAAACCACCGGCTAAAGCACCTAAAATAAAATTGGTAAGAACAGGTGGTCAAGAAAACTTTTTAGAAGAAAGATTTATTTGTTTTGGATATAGATATAAATATGCAGACGAAGAATATTCTGCAACTTCACAATTTACAAGTGCAGCTTTTATTCCAAACTTATTTGAATTTTCACCTGATAATTATTTAAATGAAGGTGTTACAAATCTTTTTAACACGGCAGAAATAACATTTAACACAGGTGGACCTTTAGTTATAGGTATTGATTTACTTTTTAAAGACAATGCTACTAATGTTATTAAGATTATTGAGAAGCTAACTAAGTTAGACCAAGGTTATGTAGATAATCAAGAGGTTACATTTAGTTTTTCAAGCAGTAAGATTTTTACAATTTTACCTGATGCAGAAATATTAAGGTTGTTTGATAACGTACCTAGGTATGCACAAGGTCAAACTATTATGGGTAATAGATTGATGTATGGTAACTATGTAGAAGGTTATGATATGATAGACCATAACGGTAATCCTGTTAGGTTTGATTATAGCTTAGAAGCAGTTAAAGATACCTTTGACCCTGAAGCACGAGACGGAACTACATCTACAGGTAACTACAGTATTCAATCAGCACAGAGTGTTGGGGATTCAGTTGTTACTTTTGATTTAAATAATTTAGATTTAGTAGAAGGAGCACAGTTATCTTTTACTTTTAGTTTTGAGCACGAATTTTGGGCAGGAGATGCACCATTACCTGATGACCAAAACAACGGATTAAATGGACCTCCGTTAGATGCAATTTTTGTATTTCAACTTACACAAGATTATAATAGTGTTTATGAGTTAGTGAGCAGTGATGAATTTTTAGCTGCAGTAGGAACAAGTTTACCGGGAGGTAACATTGAGCCTATGGCTACTTCTGATAATGGCTCAACTCTTACAGACCAATATAATGCTTTGTTTTTGGGAACAGTTTCTGATGGAACTACCACAGTTCTTAAATTTCAAAGTGGTATAAGTGGTATAGAACAAGCAGTACAAGTAACTGCATCACCTGCATCTACAGAAGTTAGTTTTCAATTTCCTGCAATTCAATATGCAGATGATGTGGCAACACCTACTCAAGTCTGTACAGAATACTTTTCAATAAATGCTAATGACTTTGAATATTCAAAAGCAGGTAACGGTAGAAGCTTACATAGTAATAGAAGTTATGAGATAGGTATACTATATATGGATGAGTTCAATAGAACAACTCCTGCATTGGTTAGTCAGTTTGATACATTCCATTTTTCTTGTGCAGATTCGGCTACTAAAAATAGTTTGAATGTAAGAATACCAACAACACAGATTGCACCTGCGTGGGCAAAAAGATACAAGTTTGCTTGTAAGCCGGATAAAGAAACTTACGATACAATATATACTAATATATTTTTTACTGACCCTAATTCTTCTGAATCTTATTTTTTACTTGAAGGTGAAAACTCTCAGAAGGTTACAGACGGTCAAAGATTTATAGTTAAGGCAGATTCAAGTGGTCCAACAACAGGTTGTGTTTTTGCAACAGTATTAGAAAAACAAGCAGACTTTATAGAAATACCATCTGAAGATGACCCTAATGAAAATATCCCTGTTCCTGCCGGAACATATATGAAAATAAAAGCAAACAACTTTGCAGTTGAAACTTCAGAGAATGCAATCATAGATTTTGGTTGTGAGAAAAGAACTAGAAAAGATGCAGGTTGTGGTTATGTGGTGTCATACCCTGTTAACCTACAAGGAACTGACCCAAACAATCCAAGCTTTACTCACATTGACTATGATTTACCGGGAGGGTCAAGAGTTGTGTTTAAATTTAAATTCAACAGAAATGGATATAGAGGTGGTGATGGTAATTGTGAAAGAAGAACTTATGAATTAAAGAAAACACTTACTGTTTCTCAAGACTATGATAATTTTTATGAATGGTTTGAAGGAGATAATATACAAGCAGTATTAAAGCAAGGGGTTCAAAGCGTTGGAGGTGATGGAGGTCCAATTGAAAATGAATACGAAGGACTATTAGCAAGTAGTGGTGCTTTAAGTTGCTCGGTTGGTACAAACTATTATGGTATATACAGAAATCCAACTACAAACCAATTATTGTTTCAAGCAAGAGGTACAAAATCTTGTACAAGTTCTACTTGGAGAAAAAATGGTAGGTCTAGTACAAAGCTTTGTATAACAGTATTTAGAGCAGAGAACACATTTATTTTTGAAAGTGAACCATTAGATGCTTCACCTGATATTTGGTTTGAAGGTGCAGAAACATTTGATATAGTTTCAACTGATAATATTTGTCAGTTTGATTTGTCAGTAGCATTGGCAGAACCTGACCCAATATCTTTTAATTATACTGATATAAATGGCTTTAGTCAAACGGTAGAGGTAGACCCTGACGAAAATAAAACAGTGGTAGGTCAGTGTGGTAGTATGTCGATTAGTCCGGCAACAACACCAACCAATCCTGCAAACGTAACAATAACAAGCACATCCGTAGAGAAAGGTTCACATTTAGGAGACATACAAAACCAAACATCAACACAAGATGCTTTAGTTAGGTCAGGATTCTTTAATTGTTTTTCTTTTGGTAATGGTGCAGAAAGCTATAAGATTAGAGATAGCCTTTTAGGAAAAGAGTTAAAACTAGGAAATAGAGTTACTTCAACACAAAACGAAGATTACGAAGAAGTAAGAAGATTCGCAGATATAACCTATAGTGGAATATTTAATGATGAATCCAATGTAAATAAACTGAATGAGTTCAATGCAGGTAATCTAAACTTTAAAGCATTAGAAGAATCTTTTGGACCAATTCAAAAATTATTTGCAAGAGAAACAGATGTTCTTACTTTACAAGAAGATAAAATATCCTATGTCTTAGCAGGTAAAAATTTATTATCTGATGCAGGTGCAGGTAGTAATTTGGTTTCAGTACCTGAAGTATTGGGTACTCAGATAGCTAGAGTAGAAGAGTTTGGTATAAGCCACAACCCTGAAAGCTTTGCTCAATATGGAGCAGATAGATATTTTACAGATGCAAAACGTGGGGTTGCATTAAAACTTACCGGCACAACTTATGCTAATGACCAACTAACCAATATATCTACACAAGGTATGAGGTCTTGGTTTAGAGATTTATTTAATTTACAATTTGAAAAACAAAAGCTAGGTGGATTCGACCCATATATGAATGAGTTTGTATTAAGTGCAAATCAACAGGATATACCTATGCCTAAAGATTGTATTAAC